GTCCTTCCCATCCCTGGGTTGGTCAAATCCAATATTATTGGAATGATAAGTTTGCAACAGCGATCTCACCAACGTAGTCGCCAGCGTTTCCTAGAGAAGACGCTGTGTTTGTTAACTCAACATAACCATAACGTGTCATGAAGCTAACTACTGGTTCAAATGTTGTTGGATCTAGAACAACACCAGAGCTCATCAATGGAATGTATGGGCAATAGAACGCGGCAGCATCTGCCTCGCTAGAACCTTTGTATCCAACTAGAACTGCGGCTGAGTCATTTGCATAACCGTCAACATAAACCTTCATAGCACCGTTCAATGTACCAACAAACTTGGTGTTTGTAGGAGCTTCGAATGTACCTTCTGTTGTACGAGCAAATGCGCTAGTTGTTGCAGATTGTAACACTGTCAATGCGGCTGGACTAACAACAGCCCAGTTACCTGCACCACGACGTGTACGTTGAGCGATCAAGTTAGCTGTACGGTTAACTAAGATAGCTAACGCGGCATGCTCGTCACCAACGAATGTAGCTGTACCAGATACAGCAGATTGGTCGTATGTGTAGTCAGTTGCGGCTAGAGCACGTAGGGAACCTAGGATCTCTTGGTCGATTTCAACTGTGATTTCTTGTGCCAAAGCAGCCATGATTTCAGCTTCAACATCCAAACCGTGCATAGACTGAGCGTCTTGAGCGGCTTCAAATGTCCAACGAGCTGACAACTTACGTGTCTTGGCTTCTACTACTTGTTTCAAGATTTGAACGTTGATACGGTTACCTGCAACGCCTTCTAATGCGGCTGTGCTAGTAGCTTGACCAGTAGATGAACTACCAGAGTATGCAACGGCAATTTTGAATGGGCTTAGTGCTTCGTCACCAGCGGCTGCGGATGTACCGTAGCTTGATGAGTCAGTCATGTTGTCAGCGTAACGTACACGTAGTGTATGGATCTGAGCAACTGGGCCTGTCATTGGTTGTACACCAATGATTTCGTTAGCAATAACAGTTGGCATAACGCGACGAATAACTGGAAGAATTACACGGTTAAGTGTAGCTACGTTACCAGCTTGAGTTGCGCCACCAGATGCATTTTCTGCCAACATCTTGCGAGTGTTTTCTAAGATTACAGCCATGGATGTGCGCTTAGAACCTTGTAAGCCTTCTAACAGGGCTTCTTTAGTTTCGCCCCAACGGCTTTCTAATAATTGTTGTGTCATTTTATTTCCTTTTTCCTTTTAGGGTTTAATTAAGCCCTGCTAAACGTTTCATTTCAAACACGTTTGACATTACGTCAGGCGCTTGTTGATTTGTAACGGCAGTTTTAGCAGTTTTATCACCAGTAACTACTGCACGACTTTCTGTTAGCACAGCAGCCTTAGGGGCTGGGGTGTTTACAGAACTGTTGTTCAATACAGCTGGTAGATACTTTTCGTATGCTGACTGTAATTTATCAGTCTGCACACTTTCAAGAAGGTCACGCATGATTGCTGACTTTTCTTTATTCAATGGTTTCAGCATTTCTGCAAGTTTGTCCTTGCGCTCTGCTGATTCCTTAATAATACGAACTTCACGTTCTTTTGATTCAACTAACACATTCTTTTCTTCAATTTTCTGAACTGCTTCAGACAATTTACCAGTTACCAATTCAACTTGTGATTGTAACTGACGGATTTGTTTGTTCTCATTCAAATGAGTACCTGCAAACTCGCTTGCGAATGCTTCAAATAGACGACGACCAAACATGTTTTCACGTGCTGATGTGATGTCTTCTTTTAGTTGAGTCAATTCTGACTCTAACGAACTGGTTACAGCCTCTTTAACTGCGGCGGCAGATTGTTTTACAAATTTGTCTTGTAGTTCAGCTAACTTAGCTTTACCTTCAGCAACTAGACGAACCTTAGTTTCCACTACGGCTTTCTTGTCTGCTTCAAATTCTTTGATTTCTTCTGCTAAAGCACGGATCGTAAACTGTTCAAGTTTGCTGATAGCATTCTCATAAGTTTTACGATCTGCACGTAGTTCTTTGATTTCTTCAGCTAGTTTGCTAACCATGAAATTATTGAACTTACCTGCGCTTTCGACCATGGTGCGTTTGAATGCAACACGATCTTCCGCCAATTGTTGTTTTTCGTCTGCGAACTCTTGTAGTTCAGCAGTGAGAGACTCAGTTACCATTTTGTCTAGAGCTTCAACCATAACTTGCTTGTCATGTTGATAACGTTGAGCAAATTCTTCACGTAGTTCGGCACGAACTTGTTCTTTGGCTTCGGTAATACGAGCTTCCCAAGCTTCAGAAATTTCTTGACGAGTTGCTTCGTTAATAATTCCGTTATCCAACAATGGTTTGATAGCATCTAACATTGGATATTTCTCCTATAGTTTTAAATCTTTGATTAAGCCTTTAACAGCTTCTTTCAGGTACTTCTGTACTTTTTGATCTTGGCTAGCTTCACGTGCTAGACCAAATACTTGTTCACCACCTCGGTAATTCATCAGGCCTTCATAAATTGCTTTAGGATATGCATGAGGAGCACTGGGTTGTGCTACGATGTCTACGGTAATGATTTCAAAATCACTCACGTGTCCACTACTTTCATTTACCTGACCAGATCCACGGGAGCTAACACCCAATTTAACGCCAGATGTAATCATGGCTTCAACTAGTTGTCCCATTGCAGTAGGTAAAATCTTTAATTTACCAAAACCGGCAGGACCATCCATCCACATTTCTGTGATCATATGGCTCACACGATCTAGGTTAATTTTTAAGTCATCTGGATGATCCACTTCGCCTAAAACGGAGTAGCCACCTTTGAGTTGGGCATTGATAGTTGAAACAGCTCGCTCAATTTCGTGAACAGGGTAAACTCGATCGTTGGCGTTTTTGACGCCGCCTTCGATGAATACCCCTCTCATGAAGAGATCTTTTTTCTTCCCGTCAGCTGATTCTGTAGATTCAACTACAATACCAGCTCGGTCAAAGCTAAGATTCTCGCGTAGGTACAAAGCCATTTGTAGTCCCTAATTATTTCTTGCCGGTGTTCTGTACTTGTACAGATTTCTTGGTTACAGGCACAGTACCACTGGTTGTTTGGCCTTCTTTACCATGTTCGGTGCTATATTCACCTTCTTTGGTTTTGAAGCCAGACTTACCAGCGTTGCCGCCTGGTGTGTTTACGTTACCTGATTTGATTTGTTGTGGTTTTGGTGAACTTGGAGCACTTGTACCGTCTTGGTTTTGTTCGCCACCTTTGGCCGATACAGCAGTACCGCCAAAATCAGCACCAGGACCTGTAATAGACTTGCCATTTATACTGGTTTTCTTACCAGCGGCACCTACTGCATCACCTTCGCTAGAACCTGTTAGATTCATGTCTTGAATCTTGTCAACATATTCGCGCATTAGTTCGCTTGTGGACTTGCGAGATTCATCAGCTTTTTTCTTTTCGTCTTTTTTAGCGAAAGGATTGCCTTTTTTCTCTTCTTTGTCTTCTGCCTCTTCGTCGTCGCAATCTTCAGCTTCGTACATTTCTTCAGCCACTGGTGGTTCTTCGTGATGCATTGGTTCTGCATGATCCATGCCTGGCTCTTCGGCTGGCATGTCGTCACTGCCCATGATTTCATCAAATTTGGCTAGTAGTTCATCTAGCTTGGCATCAATGTTCATGACCTTGTCATCTATATTGTCTTCTGTTGGCTTTGTATTGGCATCATCGGCTGGAAATGAGCCATCTGGTGCGCCATCTTGATCGTCATCGCCATCAAGAGTAAATTCGTGTTCTGGTTGGTGATCATCATCTTCGTCTTCGCCCACTTCTTCGTGGCCAATTTCTTCTTCCATGTCACCAATTTGGTCACCGTGAACCATTTCGTCCATGTTCTCTTCTTCCATGATAGATTCATAGATATCGCGGGATTTTTCTACTACGATGTCGTGAAATAATTCACGAGCTTTTTGATCTTCATCATTAATGATGTATTCAATTAATTTCTCAAACTTGTTCATAAGAACTCCTTAATAAGTGGCTTTGTAATGTTATTTACACAAAACT